GACCTCTAGCAGTAACAATAGAAAAAATTGACCCATTATTTAATGCCTCCACAAAATCAGGCCAAGCAGGTCCTGGATTTGCCAACATAGAATCAACAATAAATTGTTTATCTCCCGCAACACCAAAATATTTAAATGGTTCATCACTAAACCCTACAATAGAGTGTCCTTCGTATTCAAAAGGTTCTTTACCTATGTCTGTTCTATATTCCGCAAAATCTTCAGTTGACATACCAACATTGTTACCTTCCTCATCCTTTAAGATAATCTTAGTCGGCATTATCATTATGTTGTCATCCCAATCAAATGAATAGTATTTCATGTCAGGTGTTCCCTCATCATCAATACCTTCTATAATTCTTTGTTTGCTTGTCATTGTTACTATTTGGCTAAAACAAGCCGACGTTATATCGGCTTGTTTATTTTTTTATTTTAGATATTCTCGAAAGATGCCCCTGTTGGAGTGATATAGAACGTAATGTCTATAAATTCTAACGATTTTGTAGGTTTAACATAGATTTTACCAGTCATTTGGTTTCTGTCTAAGTCAGCAGCGTCTGAAGAAACTGTTACACGGAAATCGTATAAACCTCTGTCTCTTCTGATAGCGTCTAATATAGGGTTAACCGCATCTAAGAAATCTTGTCTTACTTTTTGGTCGTTTTGTTCAAACAGTAATCTTACAGATACTGCAGAAATCAATTTACGAGCTTGAAGTAATAATCTTCTTACGTTAATTCTATCAAGAGCGGATTGTCTAATTTGTAAAGTTTTATTACCCCAAATTACCGTTCCAACATCAGAGAAGGTAGCAATTGGGTTAAGACGACCTTGATATAATGTGTCTCTATCCTCTTGTGTTAACTTCTTACGTGCTTTGATAGCGTTTACTATACCTCTTGTGTAACCCGCCGCAGCGAACCAAGGGAATGCAATGTTATCTGTCAAAGCTAAGTTTCTTGTAACCTCAGCAGTTGCAGGTAAGTAGATTTGTGTGTTGTTTACACTATCTCTTGTTAATACCCATGGATAGTAAGTTGCAGTGTAGTTAGAGTCAATTCCTGCGGTTTCTAAATTATCTACCGCTTCTTGTGGATAAATTAAATCCTGCATATTAGTCGTTGTCGGAACAAACATGTTGTAGTCAGGAGTTGTACAAACATAAAGTGAGTCAGCTCTATCATTTTCAATCATGTCAATTGCACTACCAACTAAATCAGAGTTATTAATATAATCAACACCAGGTGTTACAAATACGTTAATGTTAACCGCCTCAGGATTACTAAAAGTTTTTTGTCCTAATAAGTAAGCATAATAATCGGTGTTACCGTAACCTTGAGTGTTATCCCCAACGGTGATTTGTTTAAATGCTCCCCAACCTGTGGCCGTAGGATATTTAATTGATGGACATGAACCTTTTAAGTATCCATTTCTACCTAATACAAATCTATCACCGTTTGTTCTATATTCTCTATAGATATCCCATCCGTCAAATCCTCCTTGTACTAATAATGAGAACTTACGTGCAAAAATTCTGTAGTAAGGGTTAGCTTCTGAATCAGGGTCTTGAGTGAACGGTGCATCACCACAATAGAATGCTGGGGTACCACTTGTTACAAATGCGTTAGGTACTGTTATACCACTAGCATTTTTGTCCATATGGAAACCTCTACTTCTAAAGTTCCAATCTTCACCTGTAGAATCTGTACAGATATCTAAAGGAAGTTGTTTACCTTTGTAAGAGTAGTAATCAACGTCAATACCTATAGTATCAGAAATACCTAAATAAGTTCTACGTACATTATCACCGTTACTTCTTGTAATATCATCAGCTCCTGAAGATAAACCAAATGGTGGGTTATATACTACCTCACCTGGATAATCATATTTTTGTTTAATAATTGGGAATGGAGGTCTAACACCCGCATACTCTCTAAAATTGAATCCTAAGAATCCACAAGGTAATGCGTCAATTGGTGCATCTTCATTAAGTTCAATCATAACATATTTAGAATTCAATGCGTACTCACCATCAATGGTACCAATTTTCTTCGCAATGAATGCGTTATCATTAGGGTCCATATTACAGTTAGTGAATTTTTCAATAACAACTGGATTTGCATCTGAGTCAAAGAAATCTCTAACTAATACGTCAAAAGTTCCGTTATTAAATGAAATGTTTGCAATTGAGATTTTAACTTCTGTGTTTGCAGCTTCACCATCAGCAATTGTTGTAAATTTAAATAAGTTGTAAACTTTGTTACCTCTTAATTCAGATACAATCCATGGTGATACTGGTGATTGATATTGTTCTAAATACCAAGCGATTGATGTTGGGTCACTACCTTGTCTTGCGTCAGGTAATGCGGTTAAGTCACAACTTAAACCTCTAATAAATCCTTTTCTCCATCCGTAGTTTAATAAAGCTTGGAATCTTTCTTCTACAAATAAAGGAACAACTGTTCTTGGTTTTGCAAAGTTAGATGAACCAAATACTTTTGGTAAGTACTTAGGGTCAGAATTTTGGAATGATGTTTCAAAGAAGTACTTATCACCATCTTTACTTGTAATATTAATACCAAATGTTGCGTATGGATTTTTAGTAACACCTGAATAAGAACCTGAACAGTTCATAGTGACATCCGTTAATCCACTAACCTCATAAACAGGTCCGTTATCGGTTGAGTATGTTGCTAAACCTCTTGAACGAAGTGTTGCAACCACTAAGTCATCATAATCTGTAAATGCAGTTCCTGAATATACATAAATTCTACCAATTAAAGTACCTGTGTAACAATTAACAGGTGCAAATGTTGTTGTCGTTGTTGTTGCGGTTGGGGTTGGTGTAACACAAGGGTTTGTTGTTGTCGTTGTTGTTGTTCCTGGGAAAGTTGTTGTGGTTGTTGTAACAGGTGGTGTTAAAGTTAACCCTGTAACAATAGACCAAAATGAATAACCACTATAAGCAGCACTACCAATATTGTCAAATAACCCATAATACCAAGGGTCATTTTGTGGTGCCGCATAATCAATTACACTAGCATCAACATTATTAACACCAAATACGTTTGTTTCATCAGTAAAGATAGGACTAAACGCATCATAAGTTTCTCCTGAAATAGCACCATAATAATAAATTGAGGTGTTCTCTAAAGATGGTGTGTTTAATATATCGAAAATTTGATTGGTCATATTTGTTCTAACCGTAGATAAACTACCGTCAAACAATTCATATGGAATATCTAATTTCACCGCAATTTCTGCGGGAATTTGTGTTGGGTCAACAAATGATATTGAACCAAAACTGTTATTACAACCTGAGAAATCAATTGCAAAGTCAATTGTTTGATAATCAACACATGTGTCGATACAATTAACCGTAGTTGCACTTTCACAATAGAAATCTACTGTAGATGGGTCTACGTTTGCTTTAGTTGTTATTGTCCATGACGGACCCGCATCATACCCCGATAACCCTAATACTCTTGTTACAAACAATTGGTTAGATTGTTGTAAATAAGATTTAGCGATATAAGCCGCTTCATATTTTGGTATTTGCGTATTTATGAATTTTTCTGGAGACGTTCCTCCAAAGTAAGTTGAGAATTCGTCGAAGTTTGTAATAAAAATAGGTTCGAAGGCGGGACCTTTTATTGTCTCCCCTACAATACCTAGTGTAGTAACCCCTACACTCTGTGCTACGAAACTCAAATCGACTTCAGAAGTATACACCCCAGGTGATACGAATACTTTACTGTTTGTTGCCATTAGTCTTGTGTTTTCTTAATTAATTTATTTATAGATAAATATTCTAAAAAAAACCAAAATACTTTACTTTCCTGCAAGTATTTATTATTAGGTAGAATAAATTCTGCCTTTTTTCTACCATGGACAACAACAAAAAAAAAATAAAGAATTTAAAGATATCAGTTGAGTCTCATGATGTCTTAAAGACCTATTGTGAAAAAAGAGGGATAAAAATGTATCGTTTCTTAGAAAGACTTATTTTTGAGAAATGTAAAGAAAAGCCCGATATATACGGTGAGAATTAAACTAATAGATTATTAAACTTAATTGTACTGTCTTTATCGTTGTCATTTTTAACTACAATTAACTTGAGTGTATCATTAGTATTCAACTGAATTTGTTCAATATCTATACCGTAATAGTCGTTATTAATATACACTTCAAATGATTCAACATTGTCGGAATCACCTAAATTTAGGTCAACAGTGTAGTCAAAAATTTGTGTAATAATATTATTTCCAACAACAAATAAAACATCTAAAGTTGTACTTGCGGGGTTTGAAAGTTTTTTTGGTTGTTTTCTTGTTGTCTGAGTTTCAAACTCAACAACCTGTAATATTCTAGAAACTGCGGGAGAAACCTCAAACTCGTCCTCATCAATTAAAAAACCAAGTAGTGTAAATTCATAACTTTGTACATAATATTTTCTTTTCTCTAAATCCATTACAGATTCATCACTAATGTTTCCCATTACAATTGGAATATAATGACCTTTAATTGAGGTATAGGCTTGTCTTGACGCAAACATTTCAATTATATTTTTATTGAAACTGTTTAGTTCTCTCATTCTGTTACACACTATCTTAACATTATAGGTAATATCAACAGGTACAGGTTGAGGTATTTTATAAATGTCCGCACCATGTCTTTGTCCATCCCAAGTGGGTACCTGAGCATAGAAATATTGTTTTCTATTAGGAATATTGTATAGAGTCGCAGGGTTAGTTCCAAACTTAACCTCAGGAATACGAACAACAGTTATGAATGGTGGTTCAGTATTCTTATCAATATTTTGAATGTTCCAAGTTTCCGTAAATTGAGACCAATTTTGAGTTGTAACTAAGATATCGACCATAGGTATTACCTTTCCGTCAACAACAGTCTTTAACTCTGTTTTAACAAAATTTAAAAACCCACCATCTAAATCGGCATGTAATATTGATTTAGGAAGATAGGTACCGTCTCTATTAATCTTATCAACCAATTCCTGTCTTCTAGGTAGAAGGGTTTTTGAATTCGTCAAAGGAATATTTTTTTTAATTTTAGGTAATGGCATATTAATGTTTTATTATTTCGTTTATTACGAATAATTTGTTTTTCAAATTAACCATATCAACTTCTTTTGCTTTGTATACAGGACTTTCATCCGATTTATATACAAAACTATCGTACTTGTAAGGGTTATACATAACCACATTATCTGTTGGTTCTTCAGGAATATTTTCACACGGGTATTTACAATAATCAACTAAATCACCAATAACAAAAGCGTGTACATTTTTAGACATTTCACTTCTAACTCTTTCTTTACCACCTTTTCTAACCCTAAATTCAACATCTTTTAATTTAACATAATCGGCATGTAATATAACTTTTGATTTATATGTTACAGAAAAAGTGTGCTTGTGTAGATTATAATAAACCATTACTCTCTTACCTTTAAACTCACCCTCAGAAGTTTCTTCACTATTATCAGTTCCACATTTATTACAAATATACGGGTCATCACCACCTTCAGATAAATCCCAAGACCAACCACATGAATCACAAATAACTTTGTTGTTATCCATCAATTCTAATAATCGTAACGCCTGTGTTTCGTTAATTAATATCTTCATCTTTTTTTTAGGGCTTCTTTGAACCCTCTTTTTAGTTTATCGTTATACACCCCTGAAATAATCATTAAAAAATCAAGTTTTTTATATTCAATATTAGGGTTTTTACGTTTAAACATATCACTAACTCTTTGAGTTACCCAATTTTCATATACCCCAAAATTGCCAGGTCTATTACCTGGCCCACCACTTCTAATATCATTATTCAAATGATGAATAACGTAATCAACAAG